AGGACACATCGGGACGCACGAATACCGGTGGAGCGATGTCGAATATGGCCCTAAGCACTTACAGCGAACTACAGACGACCATAGCTAATTATCTCTCACGAGATGATCTTACTTCCGCGATCCCCGATTTCATCCAACTCGCAGAGATTCGACTCCGTCGAGATCTACGCTTGCGCCAAATGCTTACGCAAGCATCGGTCACGGCGACTGGTGGGGTCTCGACAATTAGCCTCCCTAGCGACTTCCTGCAAGCAAGGGATGTGTACATTGACTCTGACCCCGACTTCCCTGTTACGTTCTCAACGCCGAGCATCTTTATTCGGAACGGTAGGACGAACGAAAGTGGTGTACCGGCTTTCTACACGATCCTCGGGTCTACGATTCAGTTTGCCCCAATTCCTGACAGCGATTACGATGTCAAGATACTTTACTACGCCGCCCCTACGTTTCTATCTACAGGCAACACGTCAAATCTCTGGCTTACGACCTGTCCGGATGCGCTCCTCTACGGGTCATTGGGCGAGGCTGAGCCTTATCTCATGAACGATCCCAGGCTACAGACCTGGGGTACGCTTTATGATCGTGCGATCTTCTCGCTAACTAGGTCTGACGAGGAGAGTCAGTATTCAGGTGTGCCGCTAACGATGACGGTGGCGAAGCGATGAGGGTTAACTTTGGGGAATGGCTGCCAGATCAACCTGGGGTTGCTGGTGCGCTTGTGGACGCTAAGAACGTCATTCCTCAGCAAGTTGGATACGGGCCTATCTCATCTCCGTCTGAGTGGTCGAATGCTGCTTCTGAAGTCTTGAATGCAGTTGTTGCTGCTGCCGCTCCTAGCGAGGCAGTGACTGTTTTTTCTGGTGGTGATACTAAGTTATTCAAGCTAGAGACGAACCTCAACCTTACGGATGTTTCTAAGGCTGGGGGTTACACAACACCATCGGATCAAAAGTGGCGTTTTACCCAGTTTGGCAATCGAGTGATTGCGGCCAATGGTGGCGACAGGCTTCAAGGTTATCTCATGGGTTCGTCTACAGCCTTTGTAGACCTCGGGGTTGCTGCGCCTAAGTCTAGGTACATAACCACGGTCAGAGACTTTGTAATTGCAGGTTTTAACAACGGAACAACGATCTACCCTAATCGCGTGGAATGGTGCGCTTTGGGTGATGAGACAGACTGGACACCATCGGCAACCACTCAATCTGACTATCAAGACATTCCTGACGGTGGGCATGTAAAGGGTTTGACTGGTGGTGAGTATGGTATTGTGTTCATGGATCGCGCGGTGGTGCGGATGTCGTATGTTGGTAGTCCGCTTGTTTTTCAGTTTGATACGATTTCACGGGGTCTTGGCTGTCTTGAGCCGAACTCGATCATCCAGTACGGCGGGTCGAGTTTCTTTTTGTCTGACGACGGGTTTTATCGTTGTAATGGTCAGGCAGTCGAGTCCATTTCTGTCGAGAAGGTCGATAGATGGTTCTTTAACCTGGCTGATATATCGCAGCTCTCAACGATGAGCGCGGCGATTGACCCGCTTAAAAACCTTGTTATTTGGGCGTTTAAGACGGTCGATCAAAACACTGCGCTTTTGATTTACAACTTCAACCTTAATAAGTGGTCGTACGCAGAGACAAGCGTTGACACCATCGCCTCTTCAACAGCCATCACAACAACATCATCGTCCGGCCTGACGTTAGAGCAGCTTGATGCCTTTGGTGGCCTGGATTCGTTGCCAGCGAGTTTAGACTCATTTGGGTATACGGTGACATCTAACTTACTGACGGGAACGATAGGCGCGAAGATCGTTGCATTTTCGGGCTCTGCTTTAACCGCGAATATCGTTACGCCTGACTTATCGCTAAACGATATGCCAAGCGTTGTTACGCTCGTGAGGCCGGTGATTGATGGCGGGTCTTGCGCGGTTCAGATCAACTCAAGAAAGCGTTTGAACCAGCAGACCGACTTTACAGGCGCAACTTACTCAAGCAACGATGACAATCGAATTGGCTTGAGGTCTGCGGGAACTTATCATCGGTTGAAGGCAATCCCTTCTGGGGTATGGACATCCGCGGTTGGTCTTGATGTGACAATTATCCCGCAGGGGATGAGATGATATTCCGTACGCTCCCTCCGTTTGGCGGCGACCAGAGAGCGGTTGCCGAAATCGTTAGGGGGATCATGGATGGCAAGACCAACAACACGGGAACGGTGACGCTTAACACCGGAAACGCCACCACAACCACGATTACAGACGCTAGGATAGGGGTAGAAAGCAAGATCATCCTTGTCCCTTACTCTGCTGCTGCCTACGCAGATGCGGTCCCCTACGGCTCGTTTTTCGATGTTAACGATCAATCAGCCGCAAGCACGACAACAGCCTACGCCATCACGTTTTCTAACACTGACTTGTCCAATAACGTCTACCTGTCGAACTCATCAAGGATCAATGTAAGGGCTGCTGGTAAGTACAACTTCCAGTTCTCGATTCAGTTTGCTAACGATGACTCGCAGATACAGGATGTCGATGTCTGGATTAGAAAGAATGGTACTGACGTTGCGGACAGTAATTCGAGATTTTCGATTGACTCTAAGCACGGTTCAATAAAAGGTCACGTTATTGCCGCGCTTAACCTTTTTGTAGACCTGGCGGCTAATGACTACATTGAGCTTATGTGGGCTACGACATCAACGCTTGCCATCATCGAGCACATTCCCACTCAAACGAGCCCGACGAGACCTGCTACTCCTTCTGTGATTGCCACGATGCAGTTTGTGGGCGGGTTTTCTAACGGTGGCGTGTACGTTTCGAGCGTGACGAACGGTTCTGCTGTGATTACGCACTTCCCAAACTCATCCTCTGACAAGACCTACGGGTATGTGGTGGTTGGATGAATGCAAGATACATCAAACCAGAAGAACTTAGGAGGGTTTGGCCGTTTGTTAGGGCCGGACTTGAGGTCATTCTTAAGAAAAGTCCAGAATCATGGATTCCTGAGGACATTTACGCAGACTGTTTTGCGGGGCGATCACTTCTTTGGCTCTACTTTGAGGACAATTATCCTTGCGGGTTTGTTGTTCTTCAGCCTATCGGCGATAATTTGCATATTTGGTGCGCTTATGGCAAGGGAGATTTTGATGCAGGCATGGATCATGTTCTCGTTCTTGCGAGAGAAGGTGGCGCAAGGACTATCAGCTTTGACTCGTGGCGTAAAGGCTGGGATCGCAAGGCTAAGGCGTTAGGTTTTCGGCCCCGTAAGTGGGTGAGAGAGGTTTGATATGTCTGGTGGCTCAACAAACACGGTGACGAGGACGGAATTAGACCCGTCTCAAGCCCCTTATGTTCAATACGGTCTATCTGAGGCCCAACGTCTCTACGCTACTGGAGGCCCACAAGCCTACACAGGCCAAACCTACGTTGGCCCATCCCAACAGACGCAGGCTGCGCTTTCTGCCATGCAGACAAGGGCTATGCAAGGCAATCCGCTTGTGCCTTTGGCGCAACAACAGTTAGCAAGTCAGATTGGTGGAAGTCAAGCGGCAACACTTCAAGGCCAATTCAACCCTGTTCTACAAAACACATTAAGCGGCAGTTTCCTTGGGCCTAATCCTTACCTGACTCAAGCACTGCAACCTGGGTTTACGCAGGCTTCTCAGGCTTATCAGGACGCTATCAATCAAATGCGGTCTAAGGCTTCTGCTTCTGGCCGTTATGGAACAAACGAAGCCCTTATGAGCCAAGAAGCAAGGGCTCAGGGTGCGTTAGCAAATGCGCTAACCAGTCAGGCAGGACAACTTGCTTATCAGAACTACGGAGATGAGCGAGCAAGGCAGATGTCTGCACTTGGCTTGGGCGCTAACTTGTACGAACAAGAGCGAGCAAGGCAACAGGCAGCGATTGGTGCTGCACCAGGTATGGCAGCCCAGGACTACACGGATATTGCACAACTTGCACAAGTTGGTCAGACAGCAGAGCAGTACCAACAAGCGGCATTACAGGACGCAATCCAAAAGTTCAACTACCAGCAACAAATGCCGTACATGAACCTTCAGAACTTTTTATCGTCTGCGTATGGTTCTCCTGCTGGTATGCAAACCATTCAACCTAGCTACTCTAATCCGTTGGCGGGTGCTCTTGGTGCGGCACTGGCAGGGAAGGCTTTATTGTCATGAGTGGCGCAGAGCCAATTATCGCAGCTGAGGTTATTGGTTCTGCTGCTGCGGCAGAAGGTGCTGCGGCTGCTGCAAGTGCGGCATTAGCGGCAGAGGCGGCAACGGCGGCAACAGCAGCACAGACAGCAGCAACAGCAACAGGAACGGCTAATCCTTTTCTTGCGTCTGCTTATGGTTCTTTACCAGGGATGACGATGGGCTCGCAACAAGCGGCAATGCTTGCGGCGCAAACAGGTGAGTTTGGTTTGCCTGGGTTGATGTCGACGGGAGGCTCTGCGACCTATGCGGGTGCTGGAGGCCCGTTAGCTAAAATGGCCTTTTCGTCTGGAACGCCTTCAGGTATGCGAATGGGTATGCAAGGCGTGAATATGCTGCAACAATCTGCGCCAAGGCCTGGGGCTGCTCCTGGTATCCGTAGGGGTCAGCCGGTAGCGCAAGCGGATTTTGGTCAGTTACTACCGCAGCCGATCCAGCGCAAGCGGTTATCGTTGTTGTGAGGACGGTATGGACGAATACTTAGCTCGATTGTTTGGAAGCCAACCATCCTACATGGGGCAACTCATGGGGGCAGATGACGCTGAAAGATTGCGCCAAGAAGCACAGCGTCAAGGCTTGTTAGGAACGGGTATTGGTTTACTTATGGCTTCTGGCCCGTCTCAACAAAGGCAGAACATCGGGCAGATCATCGGTCAGGGTTTGATGGCAGGACAGCAAGCCTACCGTGGTGCTGTGCAGCAAGCGGTGCAGGATAAGATGACTGCGCTACAGCTTGGCGAGATGGCGAGAAAACAAAAGGCGATGGAAACCGCTAGGCAGCAACTTCCATTGCTTGTTCAGACTACAGAAACTCCAGGTGCTCAAATCTCGCTTCCAGTTCCAATGGATGAGGAAGGTAATGTCATGCCAGAAGCTCGTATGCCTGGGCAGGTTACGCGAGCAATCAATCCACAAGTTGCAGCAACGCTTCGCGGTGTTTTAGATCCCGAGCAGTACGCAGATCTAATCAAGGCAGCAGAAACAGAAGTTGGTATCAATGCGACTAAGTATGAAAAAGTAGGCGATCAAATTGTTGCTATTACCCCAGGCCAGAAGCCACAGGTTGTTTATGAAGGCCCACAAAGACTTGTTTTCCAGGCTTCTGATGGAAAAGTTTTGGGATTGAACCCGCAAACAGGACAGAAAGTTGTTGAACACAAAACAGGAGCAAAAACAGGATTAAACGATATTGGGAAGGTTTATATTGCGGTTCGTTTCCCTGGCGTTGAAGAATCTGGCCTAAGTCCTGAACAACTTGCAGAAGCGTTTAATTATTCGCAATTAGCAAATCCTGTTGATGCTGCAAACGCAGCGCAAAACAACCTACGACTGCAAGCAGAAACAGGTTTGTCTGGTCCAGTTCCTCAAGCCAGGCCTGCGCTGGCTCCAGTGGCGCAATCTCGCGCACAACCTGCCGCGCCCGTTGCCGCTCCAGCTCCCACTCAGCAAGCAACGCCTCCGGCAACGCAGCCAGCAACGCAACCGACTCAACCTCTTGCCGCTCCAGTATCTGGAGAACCTTCGTATACACAGTCAACACCAGAAAACCCAACGGTTGTTAATCCTGCTATTCCCTTAAAAATCCGAAACGAGTTCAAGTCCAAACAACCCCAAGTTTTTAGTGCGACAACTTCGATGCTTCGCACCTTTCGTGACACTCAAAACGATATTCGAGCGTTACTAAACAACGAGGCTGGAACAAGGGCGGCAACTGGTTTTGGTGGTGAGCTTATCTCTGCCGTGCCTGGTACTGAAGCAGCTAACGCAAAAGCCATTATCGACAAGCTGAAGAACCGTAGCTTTGTTGCAAACCTCAATGAAATGCGTCAAGCATCGCCTACCGGAGCCGCTGTCGGCGCGGTGACTGAACGTGAGGGCGCTAGGTTTGAAAACTTAGTAGCTAGCTTGTCTCAGGCACAAACCTATGCTCAATTTAAGAATCAATTGCTTGAGCTTGATCGTTTCATTGCCGAGTCATCGATGGCGACCAAAAACGCTTTTGAACAAGACTATGGCCGCAACAAGACAATTGACACGATGATCGGGCAAATGCCCAAACCATTCCAAACGCAAACAACAAGTGGCGATCTTGGTGCTGCAGCAAGAGCCGAGCTTGAGCGTAGGCGAAAGGGTAAGTGATGGATCTAAGCAAGCTATCTGATGCTGACCTAGAGGCTATCGCTTCTGGCGATATGTCTAAGGTTTCCGATACGGGCTTAAAGTATCTATCTAGACAATCCCCACCAGATAGACCTATTGAAGAACGTGTATCAAGGGTTCCTGGTCTTGTTGCTCGCGGCTTGGCTCCATCGGCTCTTGGTGCTGCCGTAGGCTCTCCTTTTGGCCCTATTGGGATGCTTGCTGGTTCATTGGCAGTCCCTGCGGCTGAGTTGGCATCGCAAGGTTATAACGCGATAGTTCCTGAAGAATATCAACTTAAGGTTACGCCATCTCAAGCCATATCCAATCTACTAACTCAAATTGGATTGCCTCAGCCAGAGACAACCGGCGAGAGAATGATTACGCAAGGCTCTAGTGCTTTTGGAGGTACTGCTGCTGGATTGCCTGGGTTTATGCGTATGGCACAAACCGCAGCAACACCAACAGGAAGGTCCGTATCAGGTCAACTAGCTGCCGCTCCTGCATCACAGATGACTGCCGCTCCGGTTGGCGCAGCTACGGGTGAGTTTGTAGAAAGCCAAACAGAATCTCCAACAGCGGGTATGCTCGCAAATATTGTCGCCGGAGGACTTGCTGGAGCCAGAAGAGGGGAGAAGCCCACTGTACCTACAAAAGAGGCTGTTAAAGATGCGGCTAATGCTGCGTATCAAGCAGCAACATCGGCAGGCGTTATCGTGCAGCCAACGAGCTTGCAAAAGCGCATTGGTGATATTGAAAGTACAGTTAGAAATGCTGGTTTTGACGCTGACCTTCATCCTAAAGTGGCAGCTGTTTTGCGGAGGTTTCAGAACGAAGGTCAGACACCTAAGACGCTTGATGAATTAGAGATTCTTAGGCGTGTAGCGCAGGGTGCGGCTGGATCTATCGAAAAAGACGAGCGCAGGCTTGGTCGTTTAATCATCTCAAAACTAGACGATTACGTTGAGAACCTTGGGCAGGCTGATCTTATTGGTGGTAACGCAGCCGCTGGCTCATCGGCTTTGAAAACAGCAAGGGCTTTATGGTCCAGAAGCGTAAAAACAGAAACCCTGGATGAGCTTATTGAGAAAGCGACTACATCTTCCACTCAATATTCTCAGTCGGGCATGGAAAACGCTCTTCGTGTTCAGTTTAGGCAGGTTGCAAACAATCCTAAACGATTGGGTCAGTTCAACTCTGAAGAGCAGGCAGCTATTAAGTACGTTGCTCGCGGAGGAAACATCCAGAACGTGCTTCGTTACTTAGGAAAATTGGCTCCAACGGGTGTTGTTTCTGGTGGCGTATCGACCGGAGCGGGTTATTTGTTTGGCGGACCGCTTGGAGCGGCTGTCGTTCCTGCTGTTGGCATGGGTTCTCGCTACGCTTCTGAGCAAATGATGCTGCAAAATGTCGAAAACCTGCGTAATCAAGTTCTTTCTGGTAGGCAAATGGGTAGAGGAACGCCTACAATCTATAGTGCGCCAGCTGCGATGCGCGGCCTGCTGTACTCGAATCAAGAGGCTGAGTGATGGCAAAGACAAAGATTAGTGAATTCTCCTCAACTCCAGGCAACAACACCGATATTGATGGCATCGATATTGCTGAGGGCTGCGCCCCTAGTAACATCAACAACGCTATACGGGAGTTGATGAGCCAGCTTAAGAACCAACAGGCTGGACTCGATGGCGATACGTTTACGACAAACGATGTACTTACGGTTTCTGGTGTTACGGCTAACGCTG